CGAAGGTCGAGCAGGTCACGCTCCAGCTTACCCAGATGTTCGAGAAGATGAAGGTCCCGCCCGCGCTCAAGGGACAGGTCGAACAACTCAAGAAAGAAATCCTCACGCTCGCCGAGGCCGAGGACACCCAGAAGAAGAAGCTCGAGGAAGAAAAGGAGGCGATGGATCGCCTTACGCAGTCGGTGCTGGCCAACATCGCCGCCAGCGAGCAAGAGGTGGCGATGAATGAGGCGCGCCGTATCTCGCGGGAGAGCTTCCTCAACGCGCTGAAGCGTGAGGCCGACGCCTATGCGGGTACGAGCGAGGGCTCGCGCAAGGCGCACGCGGCCGAGGCCTACCAGCGCCAGCAGGCGGAGATGATGGCCCGCTTCCGGGTCGAGACCGAAGACTTCACCAGGATGACCGAGGAGGATCTGGCCAACCTGACCAAGGTGCAGAAGAAGTACGCCGACGACTACAAAAAGACTTTCAAGAGCATCGAGGAAGGAACCGACGACAGCCTTCGCGATGTGGTGAATGCGGTCAAGGGGTTCTCGAACGAGGTGCTTGACACGATGACCGATATGGTCATGGGAGTCGAGGGGGCCGGCGATGATCTGTGGAAAACCCTGCAACGCATGTTCGCCAAGACCGCGCTCGATATCTTGATCGTGCAGCCGATGCAAGAGGCGATGATCAAGGTGATAAAAATCGTTCGGGAGGCCATCAAGGAGCTAAGCGGTGAGGGCGGCGACTCTTCGTTCGGCGGAATCCTCAAGGCGATTCTCGGGGCACTGATGAAAGCGGTTGGTGGTAGTGGGGGTGGCGCGTCGCAAAGTCTCGGCGGCCTAGGCGGGGTGTTCGAGAATACCGCCGCGTTCGAGGCGTTTGATCTGTCTGCCGGGACCTTCGCTGCCGATGCGGGGGCGCTCGCTGGCTCGAGCATGGTGGCCGACGCTGCGGGGGCCTTGGTGTTCGCTCTGCACGAGGGCGGGGTGGCTGGGGAGAGCGGAACCCCGCGGGTGGTTCCGGTGACCGCATTCGAGAACGCCAAGCGCTATCACCAGGGGCTTGCTGCCGATGAAGTCCCGGCCATTTTGCAGAGGGGAGAGGAAGTGAAATCCAGAAAGCAGGTGGCGGCAGGCGATAGGGGAGACACCTACAACTTCAACTACGCTTTCTCGGCGGGCGTCACCCGGGCCGAGATGATGTCGATTATCCCGCAGATCCGCGCGCAGACCATCGCTGGTGTCATGGAAGCGAAGCGTCGCGGCGGCAAGTTCTCGGCGAGCTTCTGATATGACTATCAGCTACCCGCTTACCTACCCCGGCGGCGCCTCCGACATCGCCGAAGTGGATATCGTCATGTCCTCGGTCATCGGCATGTCTCAGTCGATCTACACCTACGAGCAGCAGCTATTCAAGCATGCGGGCGAGCGGTGGGAGATGACAGTGCGCCTTAATCCGCTCAACGCCATCGATGGCGAGCCGTGGCGGGCATGGCTGGCCTCGCTGCGAGGATCGTGGGGAACATTCAATATGGGCGATCCGTCGCGAGGAACTCCCCGCGGCACCGCGGCGACTACCCCCGGCTCCCCGAAGGTTCGCACCGGGGCTCAGACCGGGTATGTGCTCGATATCTACGCGGCCCCGAACGGTGCGGCGCAGTATCTTCTGCCGGGCGACTACATCCAACTCGGGACCGCCGGCTCGGCACGCCTGCATCGAGTGCTCAAGACCGTGGTCACGAGCGCTAACGGAACCGCGCTGCTCGATATCTGGCCCGCTCTGCGCAGCGTTCCCGCATCGGGCGCCGCTTTGGTGGTGAACAGCGCGGTCGGGGTTTGGCGGCTCGCGGCGAATGCGGTGCAAGAGACGATCGCTGGTAGAATTTACGAGCTTGAGTTCTCGGCGGTGGAGGCGCTATGAGCACCCGCACTCTAACCTCGTCGATGTCGGCAGAGGTCGAGAAGACCGCGCTCACCCCGATCTTTCTGTACGAGGGAGAATTTAACAGCGGGTGGCTTAGACTCTGGACCGGTTACGGGACGCTGGTTCATAGCGGCAACGATTGGGCAGGGGCGGGAGAGCTCCTGAAGACTGTTGGCGTTGTCGAGACCACCGAGGTGCGGGCGACTAATGTCTCGATCACTCTAACGGGGCAGCCTTCGGCCCTCATATCGATGGTGCTTGGGCAGTTCTCGCACAACAAATCTGCCCGGGTCTGGCTGGGTATGCTGACCGGCAGCGGCACCGTTATCACCGACCCGTACCTGGCTTTCAGCGGGAAGATGGATGCGCCAGAGATCAACGATGCGGGAGAAACTTGCGAGATCACCATACCGTGTGAGTCTCGCCTGGTCGATCTTCAGCGCCCCCGCATCCGCTACTACTCCCCGGTCGATCAACAGCTGACCTATCCGGGCGACCGCGGGTTCGATTTCGTTGCCTCGCTTCAAGACAAGGTGCTTGTGTGGGGCCAGCAGGGTGCAGCGCAACCCGCCTACGCCCAACCCGCCGCAGCGACCAGCGATATATACAGCGATTGGCAATCGAACGTCAATGGCTGGTCTGGGGTCTGGTGATGCGACTTGAAGGCTGGGAAGCCGCACTCAATGCGACCGTCGATAGGGCTCGACATCGCCCGTTCAAGCTCGGGGAGACCGACTGCCTGCGCTTCGCCTGCGAGGCGGTGGCGGCACTGACCGGGGTAGATTACTGGCCGCTCTGGGAGGGGCGCTACTCGACCCAGCGCGAGATGCTGCGAGTGATCTCACAGGCCGGCGACGGTTCCTTCTCCGAGGCGGTATCCAAGACCCTGGGAGCAGAACCCGTCATCGCAAAGCTCGCGCAGCGCGGAGACCTGGTGATGTGCCGAGGGGGCGACGGCGATCTATGCCTAGGCGTTTGCATCGGAGAGTACACCGCCCTGCAAGGAGAGGACGGGTTGATCTTTCTGCCCACCCGTGACGGCGTTGCCGCCTGGAGGATCAGCTAATGCCGATGGCCATCCCGGTCATTGTTGGTGCGGCCGTCGCCTTCGGCACCGAGGCCTTGCTGGTTGGGGTTATCGGCGCGACGATGGCCTCGCTCGTCGGCGGCGCGGCCGGGATGCTCGCATCGATGGCGGTGTCGAAGATGATGGCGCCGAGCTACAAGGCGAGCGCCTCATCGACCCTGTCGACCGGGGCCTACTCTGGTTACGCCTCCGGCATCACGGTCACCTCCAAGCAACCGACCCCGGCGTGGGTGGTTGTCTACGGGAAAGCGCGCCTCGGTGGGGCGATGACGTTCGAGGAGCTTTCGGCCGACAACCAGTGGTTCTACCTTATTCTGACCATCGCAGCACATCCGATCAATGCGATTGCCGAGCTCTACGCTAACGACGAACTCTTAACCAATTCTGGCGGCACCATTACCCTGCCGGCGAAGTACTATCCGAATAGCGTGCCACATCTGCTGTTCAGCTATGACTACGGCACCACCAACCAACCTTTCCCGGAGCTGGTCTCAGCGAGCGCTGGCCTTTGGACTGATGATTGCCGCCAAAAGGGTCGCGCAAAGGTACTGCTGCGGATGAAGTACAACTCGGAGGTCTTTCCATCTGGATTGCCGGGGTTCTCGGTGGTCGTGGAAGGTAAGCCACTCTACGACATTCGCGATGGAGTGACTTCGTATGCGGCGCCGGGCGGAGGGGGCCAACCTCGCGGGCAGAACCCGGCTCTGGCGATCCTTGATTACCTGATCAACACCGAATACGGACTAGGCGCGAGCCTGTCGGAGATCGACACCGCCTCATTCATTGCCGCGGCGAATGTTTGCGATGAGACCGTGGCCCTCAAGGCGGGAGGCACCGAGTATCGCTATTCGATTAACGGGTCCTTCCCGGTGTCGCAGACCCCGGAGCAGATCATCCCGCGCCTACTGACCTCGTTGGCTGGCCGGCTGACCTACACGAATGGCCGGTTCGCCCTGTTCGCGGCCTCATACATCACCCCGCAGATCACGCTCGATGAAACCCACATCGTCGGCCCGGTTCGCATCCAGACTCGCCTGCCTCGCCGCGACCTGTTCAACTCGGTAAAGGGGGTGTTCGCGAATCCGGCGAACCTATACATCCCGAGTGAGTTTCCCATCGTATCGAATGCCGGATACATCTCCGTCGATGGGGAGCAACTCTGGGCGGACATGGATCTGCCGTTCACGACCAGCGGCTCGATGGCCCAGCGCATCGCCAAGGTTGAACTCGAGCGCACGCGCCAGCAGATAACGGTGTGGCTGACCTGCAACATGACGGCCTACAAGCTCCGCCCATGCGATACCGTGATGCTGTCGCTCGAGAAGTATGGGTGGTCTTCCAAGGTATTCGAGGTGCAGGAAACCGCACTGACGCTCGACGAGCGTTCAATGGCGCTGGTCATCAACCTGGTTCTGCGCTCGACCGACTCGACCGTGTTCTCGTGGTCTTCTGTCGATGAGCAGGTCGTGCCGACCAGTCCCGACACCAACCTATCGAACCCGTGGGTGGTCGGCGCGCCCGGCACGTTGGCCTTCGAGGAGGAGACCTACGTCACCATCGATAGCTCGGGGCTCAAGACCAAGGTTAGAGTCACTTGGACTGCGCCGACCGATTTCTTCGCGCAGAGTGGGCTGTCGCTTTACCAACTCGACTACAAGAAAAGCGCTGACTCGAACTGGATCACCATTCCCGCGACCAAGGCCCTGTCGACCGATATCTTCGACATGGAGCCGGGGCTGTACAACTTCCGCATCAAGTCGATCTCCTCGAACGGCAAGGCCTCGGATTACACCTCAACGAACTACAACGTCATCGGGTTGTCCGCCGCCCCTGAGACGCCGACCGGTTTCTCGGTCCGCCCGATCAGCGGGGTGGCCCATCTCAAGTGGGATATCCACCCCGACATCGACGTGCGCATGGGCGGCACGCTCGAGGCGAGGCTGAGCCTAGAGGCGATGGCCGCTTCAGATTGGAGCGACTCGATGTACCTGGAGGTGTTCGATGGGAACACCAACACCGGCATCGCCCCGCTAGTACAAGGCACCTACCTGCTGCGGGCCCTCGACTCGGGCGGCACCTACTCGAACTCGTGGGCCGCTTTCGAGGCGACCGAGGCGATCTTGACCGGATACACGACGGTCGCCAGCATCTGCGAGGCCAACTGGACTTTCGGCGGCAGCAAGACCAATGTGGTCCTGATCGGCGGGGCGACGCTTCAGCTATCGAACACCGCCGTGTTCAGCGGCACCTATGTCTTTCCATCGAGCACCTCGACCTATCCCAGCGGCTATGTCGATTGCGGCTCCTCGGCCCCGCGCCGCTTGGAACTGGATCTACAGGTGACCCGATTCTCGTCAGCGGGTACCGACTACATCGACAATCGCGGCAACGTCGATGATTGGCCGAGCGTCGACGGAAACCTGGTGAGTGCCGGAGATGTCATCGTGTATGTCTCTCGCACCAACGACAACCCGAGCGGCGCTCCGACCTGGAGCCCGTGGACGCCATTCATCGTTGCAGAGTTCGGAGAGCGCGCCTTCAAGTTCAAGGCCGACTTCAGCACCCCAGACCAGGCGACCAATGTAGGGGTGACAGCGATGAATGTGCATATCAAGAAACCGGCGTGACAAGGAGCAGAGCATGGCGATGAAGTGGAAATGTCTTTTGAATGCGAGCGGCGTGCTGGGCGGCTATGAGCAGGTCGACGAGGCGACGCTCGCCCCCGGGGACCTCGCCTTCGACACCAAGCCTGACCTCGACGTGCCGGGCAAATACATCTGGAATGGCGAGTCGTTCTTCCCGGTGCGCAAGCAGCACCCGTTCATCCCCGACGGCCCCGATCCGTGGGATGCGGTGGTGTACGCGATGGCTCGCGCCCAACTCAACTACAAGGCGCTGCAAGACATGCTCGCTATCCTGAAGCAACTGCCCGCCTTGCAGGGGGTGCCCGAGTTCCAGGCGCTCGAGATCAAGGACATTCCGAAGCCGTGCGCTCAGTTCCTGAAATACTACCGCGACACCATCATGCGGCAACCTGCCGACACCCCGGGCG